CGGCAATCCGGGATTTGGCCTTTAACACCGGACTATGAAGCCTAGGTTCAACCGCCCCAACAAGTCGCTGGCTAGCTTTACTGCTCATTTAGATCAAATCTGATCGGGCTGGCCGAAAGCCGGACCACTATGGACCGTACTGACCGTTATCGGGGAGGTATTGCCTTGAAAAACAGGGGGGGTAGCCGTGCGTGCTAAAAAAACGTGTTCTGATCTACTACCCTTCTTTGAATTACAAGATTTACAGCAGCTAACCATGTTCTGTAGATCCATAGGGTTTCCCTGCTTTGCTATCGGTATAACGTGATCGACCGTTGCGTTCTTATCGTCGAGCTCCGTACCGCAGTAGTTACAGATATAACCATCCCTAGCCAGTACTATCAGTCGCTGTTTCTTGTAGTTTCTAGTTAAACGTGGATCCCTACTCTTGACCATTAATAATATCCTTTAACACGAAAGAAGGCCCAAGCATTACACGCAGTACCATAACGCTTATGAATGTATTTAATACCTAAATCAATCTGTTTATACGGGTCTTTCTCTTTTAACTTTAGTAGCTGCGGTATACCATACGCAGTACTTGTAGGGTTATTAGCCTTTGGATTCCATTGCGACTCCTTGGTCCATAAGCGGTCTATACAGATAAACTCTTTAGAGTTAAGTAGTTTAATGTGTGCGTAGATTTTATAAGTTTCTGTTACTGGTGTCGCCGCCATTACTGGCTGTACACAAAGCCCGGGCCACAGCATCACTGCGCCTAGCGCGCTTACCGCCTTGGCGGCGCGCCCAGCGCGTGTGAAGCGTACCGTAGGAGTCAATAGATTTCTGCATAATCGCAGGTCAGACGGCGTTGCGAAGTTCAACAGCTACCCCCATTCCGCCAGTGCCCGGGAATAAATCATCTAATGTGTCGCCCGGCTGGTAATTTAGTAAGTCTAATATCCAGTTATTAAATGCTTCCGGTTTAGCTCCGGGATAGCCCTTTTTCTTGGCAATGGTGCAACTCATCCAGTCCCGTACAAAGGGCTTACGCGTGCGCACCTTGCGGCCACCGTGCAGTAATACAGGTTCCCAGGCGTACTGAGTCGTAACCGCCAATATCTGGTGAAAGGTCTTAGCCCATACGCAGACACGTAACTCCGGGTATTGTGGCAGTATCCAAGCTAAGTCTGTAGGGCTGGCAGATAAAGCAAATCCTTCAGGGTATTCCTCGTAAAGTCGATGTATCAGATTCAAATGAGTTTCTTTTTGATCCCAGATGGCCGCTTCCGAATGTAGCTCTGAGTAAAGCCGTTTACCGTGTTTATAATACGGTGGATCGGCGTACGCAAATTTCATCTGACTTTACCTAAGTTTAATCGGCCTAATGCTTCGGCATTGTCCGCACCCATCGCAAAGAGCGCAGTCGGCATAAAGATTCCGGCTTCACCACCGGCCGGCGTTCTAAACATCATTCGGGACGGCAGCGGTACCATTCCATCGCATTGATCCCAGATAGTGTTAAACCACTTGGCCTTAGCTATTTGACATAGCATCACGCCGTTACCGTGCTCTATGAACTTATTAACCCAAGGTGTAGTTTTGCTGTACGGTGGATTCATCCAGACCCTACCTACCCAATCCTGGACTAATCCATTGTCTACGATTGTGTAGTACTTTTTAACCGGGATCCAAGGGCATCCACCAATCGGCGAGGCCGGGTCAGTGTCGAACTTTAGACCCAAGCCAGCGAATATCCAGGCTGGCGTATAGTAATCGTCAGTGGTCTTTGGTACGTCGTCATCAGCTATCTCTAGTCCTAAATCAAACTCCATCAGGTATCAACTCCACTCCTAAGGTGCCACAGCCTAGGCATTCAACGCACTTCAACCCAGGCGGTAACAGTTCGGTAAAATCCAATATAATCTTGGCCATCACGGACTCTTTGCAGACCCGGCAGGTAAATTTAATCAGTTCCATAAATGCTATTCCTTATGTCTTGGATCGGAAATAAATTATTCTGCGGTATCCAATGGCAGCCGTAAGCCTGATGTAGATATTTAGGCTTTCGGGCCATTTGCACTGGTATCCATCCGGCTATTTCATAAACCGGGCTTTTACCGACTACAAGTATGGCCACGTCCTGCTGCCTATCGGTTTCACCAATAGCTAAGTGGCCGTCCTTGTACTTGGTCCATTTGACCTCGAACCGCGTCCCTACGTCCGCTTCATTTTTGAAAGTGTTAAGCGTAGGTTTAAAGTTCTTAAAACCCAAATATTGCGCGACTACCATCTCGGCTCCGACGGACTCTGCCATCTCAGCTATGTACTCGTGCATATTTAGATTCTTATTGTGCCTAGCTGCATGATTAGCTACGGCGTTAATATCGGTTACCCGATGGAATCCGACTGTGTGCGCTTCGACTTCTTGCGCATAGTCGAGTACGACCCTTACTCGTTCCGACACTTGGCGCAAATCCATAGCACTACCTGCTTGTCTAGGTCCTCGATACCAATACCGCCGAGCGGATCTTGTTGGTTGTTGCATTTGTCGCACCACGCCGTCGGAGTAACGCTAGTTACTTCGCCATCCACCATTCGCACCAATAGGCCGTCTTTTATGATTTCGACGTATCCCATCAGGTTAGTCCTAACAGCATATCGTCTACGTCAGCGTTAGTAGGTGTAACACTAAACGCCGGCTTTTTAGGCGGTTGCCATCTACCGTTAGCATCTATCTTGTACCAGATACTGTCGCATCCACTGGTCTTACCCATGATGCAGGTATAGCCGTAATAATCCCGACCGTTCTTCGATCCCTTTTTCAAAGCCATTACTCCATGGTTGCATATAGGAGCCTTTTCTATTTCCTCAGCCCCAAGTTGATCTTTAATTTGCTCCAAGGTTTGACCTACCGGCTTAACTTCTTTTGAACCGGGTTTATAGTCCGACTTTATAGGTTCTGCCATTTTTGCCTGGGCCTTTTCCATATCTTGTTTAGTTGGCCTTTTATCTACGCCAAGTAAAAGCCCGGCAGATCTACCGTAGCTAGAGGTTACGCAGTTCTCTACCCAGAAATCACGGTTTACGCCACGGTCGCTTCTAGCCTCGTATGCAACGTCTACAGCTGCTGGATTGGCATCGTTAGCGTCCCGATAAACCTCAGTTACCACGTAGCAGTAACCGGCTTGATGGTCGATCTTTAGCTCGCGTATATTAAACCGGGCCATCGGATAATTGTCATGGACCCTTTTAATACGCGTAGCCACATCTTCATAATCATTTAAATTAAACACGTTTAACCGCCTCTTCTGCTTCTCTAGCTTCTTTTCTAGCTTTGATATCGGCGATTACTTTACGGCCGTATTCCATCTGGTCTGCCAAGGACCAAATAGTCCCATCGTGCCAGGTTGATAGTTCGGTCCGGTGTTCATCGCAATAGGCCCTTTCGTTCGTTTGGCCCAAGTGTGTTTCAGATACGCAGACCACCACGGCCTGGGTTTTAGCTTTTTCGTGCCATTCGTTCTTTACCTTGCCCCATTGCGCCTTACACATATCGCAATAACGGCCCGGCTGTGCTTTAACGATCGGCATTGTTTACCTGCTTACGCCACTTAGAAGCCTGTAGGTGCGCCTCGCGCCGTCCATCTTTGTACCCTAAGCTATAAGTGTAACTAGCTATTATCACCGTCAAAATGCCGAGGATGATCCAATCTACTACGTCCATATTTAGCCCTTACCGCCGGTAAACCGTCGTTACCGACTCTAAAAGGGTAAGCCCTACTACCGACAAGAGGCAAGGACAGACACGCGGTACGGCTTATTTATCGCGCTGTAGCATCATTTCGTAAAGGATTTCGACCCGGGCCTCTAGACGTGTAACTTGGTCTTTTATACTAGATCCGGAATTTTCTCGTAGTTCTACCAGGTAGTGCTTTACTAACCATCGAACTGAGCCGACGAAGGAGCCTATAATTGTAATTACAGCTACCGACAGAGCAGCCCAGTCCGACGAGTCCACGGTTACTTCTTACGGCCGAACTCGACCGCACTTGGATCTAGCCACTTTAGGACCGGGCCAATAAACCCGGATAAAGCTGCATAACCCAAAGCCTTAGGGTCTGTCGTACCAGCTAGAAATAGCGCGCCAGCAGAGGCGAGCGCAGCCCTTAGCCAGGATAGAAACATCTGCTTTGTTTGCATTTTTCTCCTTAATTAACTTCGGCGTATACGTATACCGTATCGGTTCCCGATGCAGTAACACCGTATAAAGCCTCATAAGCCCCTAAGGGTAAGGTTACCTTGTCTTGGTTATCTAATTTAAAACCTGTTGTACTTGTAACGCTGGCGTTTCCTATAAAGCAGGCACCGCTGGCAGCGTGTAAAGATACGGTTTGATCGTGTGGATCGGCAGCTACTAATAAAACCGGAGTAGTAGTTACCGTTACTTGGCTAGTTTTCATTTAAACCTAATTTCACTATTAACGCTGCAGCCTTTGCAGGTGTTATATCTATTTCAAAGTGCATTTCATCTTTTCTGTTTACGTAATCACCGCCCCATCTCAGCCCATACTTTTTAGCTAAGGCCCGGATCATTGGTACTTTCTCTGGTGGAAAGGTACCGACTAACCCAAGCGCGTGTTTAGGTGCGTTCAGGTCTATGGCCGTGCCGGACGCATGATTGCTTAACTTGTCTGTTGATCCACGGATCTGCCTAAATGCGTAGCCCCAATCATCAACGGCCCCTTCATCGATTGGTTCGATTAATTCGTGAAACTCAGCAGCAAAGCGAATCAATAATGGTGCAACGGCCTCGGCGCAGCGCAGTTTAGTCTTTGTCCCAGGTACGGTGTAACTTTTGATAGCTATTTCGTCCGGGTCTTTCGAGGCGCGCCAGCCGTTATGACTTGTTAAAATCATTAGCTAAGCAGTAACTTTGCTTCGTCCTCAGTTATGCCTAATTTAACCAACAAATCAGCCTTTGCCTGTGCTTTTGCTTGAGATTCGGCAACAAAATTATCTAAACCAATATGAGCATCAACAATTGATTTTGCTTTTGATTCGTCTTTTTTATCAATAGCTAACCAAAAATTATCATTACCATCAATAAACAAAGCATTTGGCTCATCAGTAATCAAAACGCCAGCATCTTTTAATTCTTGTCTTAGTTGCAAACCATTTAAATTTATTGGCTTATCGAATTTTATCATTTTATGCTCCTAAATATGCCATTGATAAGTAGCTGTAATATGGTGTTGTTGTGGCAAAATATAAATCTGCGTTATTAGATGAACTAGTATAAACAGTAGAATTTATGTAATCTCCAACGGCTAAATCTACAATGGCACTTGTTTGAAAAACTTGCTGTATTCCAGAAGCGGAAGTGCCTTGAGTTTGAACTCTAGCAACTAAATCTCCATTTTTTTGAATATAAACATATTTGAAAACTGATGCTCCACTATCATTTGCTTGCCATTGAGTTTGAAAAACAACAAGATATTTTCCTGCTTTACCTGAAGGAACAGTTAATCTGTCTGTGTTTGTTGATGTGCTGTGAAACCCATCAGTATCGTAAAATTCAGAATTAAAAGTTACAGTTGTTGTTGTGGCACTTGCGATGTTCAAATGACCTGAATTTGTTACTGCAACACCAACAAATGTTGAACCACTAGCAGGAGCAGCCCATTTTAATCCAGTGGCTGTACTTGAGTCTGCAGTAAGGACTGTGTCGTTAGCACCGACTGCAAGCCTGGCAAAAGTATCTGCTCCTGTGCCTGGTACTAAATCGCCTTTAGCGTCGATTGCTGTAGCCATTGAGTTTGTAATTGTTACGGTCCCGGAAGTACCACCACCTGAAATACCGACTCCAGCAGTTACGCCTTCAATATCGCCGGTAGCACCTGATGCGACCCAGGCTGCTCCATCGTAATACCACAAGCCATTGGTGTCTTTCGTAAATGCAAATTGTCCTTCTTGTGGTGCAGTAATAGATGCATCTCTAGCTGCCGTACTGGCAAATACTAAAATGCCCTGCATTAAATAACCGTTTACGTCGCCGGCGGTTAAAACTTCGCCAGTCGTAAAGGTCTTGAAACCTAAACCTGCTGCCATAATTGCTCCTTAATAGCTAAGTACATTGTAGTCGAGTCGGCCGTATATGTTGTTATCCAAAATCAGCGCGTCGATGACTGGCTCGAGCGTCGTGAAAGTGGTCTTGAAGCTAGTCGGCGTTATGGCCATTG